AGTAGATATTTTCTAAAAACGTTTTCTTAGTCATTTGCCTGTTCTCAGGAAAATCAAACCTATAATCTGTATTCTTAAATAATTCAGTATCGTTATTTAGATAGTCTAATACGTTCAACCGAAATTGTTTAGTAAAAGGATATTGATTTATCTTATCAAACGTAACGATATATGATTTTTGGAACTCGATTAAGTCTTCTATCATATCATCATCAATATCTAACTGCTGTAAATATTCGGCAATATCAGAAAATATCTGATCATATAGCTGTTCTGTATTAACTTTTAAGATAGTTCTATGAATTAAATTCCATCCGTGTATTTCTATACCACCGATTTTAGGATGATCTATTTTTCCTTCTGTCATCCATTTGTTATAATAAAATTTTATAATTTCTTGTTCCTGTGAGAACCATTCTTTATTTTGTAAAAAAATAAGAAAATTGTCATAAAAATCTTTGTAGGAAATATTCTTTGATTTATACAGTATACGACTAATAAAATTAGTATATCCGTTAATATGAAATGTATTCAGGAACCACGAAAATATTTGTGCGTCTAACATTTCTAAAAAAGACATATGTTTAGTAGAAACTACAACGTCAACGCCTTCTTTTATTATGTCTTCTTCGTAACTACCCGACATATAGTCGTACACTGTCTGAGACTTTAATTCATATAATTTTTTTTGTAATAAATTCATTTCAGCATTGACAAAAAGTTGAGCCTGAAAAATATTGATACCTGTGTGTGCTCCCGAATCAAATAGCTGCCAAAAATTTTCTTTCCAAGAACTTAAAGTTTCGCCGGGCAGGCCGAGAATTAATTCAGTATATGTAGGAACTGTTTTTAATTCACATAATCTTAATATTTCTTTAATTCTGTGCTGTTCTAAATTTTTTCTTTTAATGTTTTCCAACACATCAAGATTCATACTCTGTACACTGACAGTTAACCCTTGATTAAATTTTTCTGACGAGATTAATTTTTTTACTATATTAATCACTTCATCTTTTTGATTTTTAGCCCAGGTCACACTAAATGTGTAAGGGTATCCATATGTATCTTGTACTTCTAATAACTTATCTGCTATTTGATTATCTCTTTCTACAAAAATTCCGAAGTTAGCATCTGTTACAGTTACAAAACCACACTTGTTCTTTCCGATCCATTCAAGTTCTTGAAAAACTCTTTCAAGTTCAAACTTTTTAACTTTACTATAAGTCAAAGATCCCCAGTCGCAAAAAGTACAGGCATAAGGACACCCCCTATTAGTTTCTAATGTGGCATTCCATTCTACTGTAGGATTGTCTGCTATAATCTTATCAAAGACTCCTTCTATATACGGGCTAGGAATTTCATTTAAATCATCTATTCTTAACGGTACACCTGTATCAATTAATTGTCCATTATCGTTAATAAGCAGCCCTGGGATCGAAACTTTGTCTTCTAATTCTATTATTTTTTCTAATAACGCCTTGAATGATTTTTCTCCTTCGTTTTTTATAACATAATCCATAAACGGATAATTTACGAATATGTTCTTGTCCTCTATTGGAATCTCAGGACCGCCAAAAATTAAAATAATATTAGGATTTATTTTTTTTAATAGTTTTGCTAATTCAAAACTATAATTCTTGTTCCACACATAAACGCTAAATGCAACAATAAAATCATTTTTAAGAAGTTCTGCTACCTTCTCAACAGGATCTCTTTTAAAAATAATTTCGTTAATTTGATAATTATTTTTTATTTCATTAAATTTATTTGCATAGGCCCAGATAACACCTACAGTATAAGGAAGATAGTAAGCATTTACTTCTATCGGACCTTGTCTAAAATTAGGCTGAACCAAACTAATAAATTTCATAAAAAACTTTCTAATTGCTCTCGAATAATTTTAATTGTTGTTTGTTTTAAAAATAATTTTTGATTGTGATCGCATTTTTCTAAGGTCAGCGAATCAATTACAAAATTTCTAGAAGCATTTTCTATAATTATACGTAACTTGTCTTTGATGTTTTCACAAGAATCGTATTCTTCATTAAATTTATTATCAAAAGTTTCATAACCTAATTTTTTAAGATAATTTAGAGTAAATGTATTTCCAAAAATTAAAAATGGATGTCCCATTAGTATCGGTTTATAAGTTTTTTCTGACACACATAAAATATTCGACCCGGCATGAGTTTCACTGACTAAACTATAATGTGTGTCAGTATAAAAATTTATAGGTGATGCTTGATTACTCTTATAGTTGTCGCCATAAATTTCCTGTCTTTTTATCACAGTTCGTTGAAAGCTTTCGTATTCGCTACTGTCATAATTATAAAGTTCATCAAATTCTTTTTTAGATAATATAGTATCTCTTGAATCTTCCCATAAATTACTTACCAATGCATCTTCAACGAGATTGTTCTTACATAGATAAAAAAATAAAGACTGTTTATTAGGTCTCATTACGTTATTAAGATTTAAAAATTTTTTCTTATTATTATTTTTTTTATAAAGTTCAAAACTTTCTAAAAAATTTTCTCCACTAAAACGCAAATGGCGACTTTTATGAATTAATTCAAAAATCCCTAATCCGATCATATTGATATCAGATAAAAAATCTATTTTTTTATTTTCGTGATTTTCGTTAACACGTATGTCACCGGAAATATAATGAACTTTATGAGGTAATATATTTTTACTTTTTAAAAATTCAATTAGATTTAACCAAGGTCGACGATAATAAAAATATGTGTTAGGTTCGGGTGCTTGATATAACAATAAAAAAACTTTGTCGTTGTCCTTGATATTATTCCAAATTTCCGAAGGTAATTTATTAAGGTCGGTATAGGATGTAGGTGAATTTAAGTTAAACAGATAATAACTATCATCAATTAAACTCGGAGTTGTTGATTTTGAATATTGTATTCCGCAGGTATCTAATAACCATTCTAATGTCCATTCATTAGATCTATCGCTGCGTGAGAAGGTAATTTCTTTTTCATTGAACACACTATAATCAAATCTTGAATCAGGATATAATAAATTAATCATAAAAACAATTTTCAAAAATCTTATTTGCTAAGTCATCATGAGATTCTCTAGGAAGATGTCCGAATCCGCAGTGTGACATTTCCTTTGTTTTATCTAGATAACAATCTTCTAATAAAAATTTATCTTCTAATTTTTTCCACACATCATTTACATAAAAACTTATTTGATCAATAGAATATGCATTCTGTTTAGGATTTATTCCGTTCCTAACCGGCTGCAATTTTAAATTAATAGGCAAACTATCTAATGCCGATAATGTCTTAGTATAGTTCCATATCATATATTGGTCGTTAAAAATATTATTCACACACCAGTTTCGAATATCGTTGGTAGGCCAATGCCATTCTAAAAATAATCTTGTTTTTATATTACCAGTATTATCAAATACAAAAGTTCTGTCGGGTTTAGTTAATCCTAAAATTACTAAATCAGTTGATGCAATTTTTCCAGAATGATAATCTCTAGAAATATTAAACAAATGTTCGTCTATACCTGTCCCGCCCTTTGATCTGTTTTCAAATTTTTTTTGAAGCTTTTCTGATAACTGTCCTCCCCAGGCCGCTCGATGATATAAATCAATATTCTGTTTGACTATGTCTTTAACAATATGTTTTCCATGATAAGAGTTATTCCATTCGACTATTGATTTAAACTGTTTTTTCCATTCATTACATTTTTCAAATGTCATATCAAACACTTCATGGTCAATGATTTCTTGACCTTCTGTCCAACTACATCCATAAAATAAAATACGGTCAAATGAATCTTTTTTTATTTTTTGCATTTTTTATTTCACAAAAATCTTATCTATCTGACTTTTCTGGCCGCAGGTCATTGCACAATAGGCTAATTTTCCTTCTTGTACTGTTTTCTTTTTCCAGCTTTCTGTATAGACATTGTCAAGATGTCCACCGTTTATAATTTCTTTCAATGATCGTTTGTTTAGATCAAATAGATCTTTACCTTCTTGATTGATTGCGTATCTTAGTTGAGTGTCCTCATACAAGTCGATCGTACTATCTACTCTTGTACCTACATAACAACACGGAAACACAACTCCATGACAGCTAACGTATATTTCTGTTTGTTTTTCTAATAAATTAGAACAATTACTTTTGCAATTTATTTCGTGATCATTGTATTCTAAAACATAATTACTCCAGTCCGGTATTTCCTCATGAGAAAATTTTTCTAATTTGTCTTTTACACCAGGATGGATTTTAGTTTTTTTAATTTCTTCAAGATATCCTATATCTATTTTTTGTGGTATATTTTTTTGAATTGGTTTGAATTCGTTAGTGTTTATCAATGACTCATCTGTAGGTGGTTGCAAAGTATAAACTAAGTCTCCATTTTTATCATATACTCCTCTGTCTTTATAACCGCCTTTACTATCTTCGAAACCTAAAGCTCTCTTCACTAAAAAATTTTTAAAGTTTAGTGATTTAGCTAAATTTCTTGCTTCTTCAATTTGATGCTCGTTGTGCTTAAAGGTTAAGTAATCCCAATATGCTTGAGCGCCTGTTGCAGTGTATGCCTTGACGTTTTCCATTAACACTGACCACTTGACATTCCTTCTGTACAAATGATTCGTATCTTCAAGACCGTCTATGCTGAAAGTAACTCTACCATTATTTTTCAGTAAATTACCTAATTCTTCCCAAAATTCTGGTTTTCTCAATCCGCCATTGGAATGAAATATTAACATTGTTTCTGGACTAGAAGATCTTATGTATTTTACAATCTCTATTAGATCTTTAGCCATCATCGGATCTCCGTGTGTTCCGCAAAATAATATTCTCTTTAAATCTCGCAAAACATCGACAGGAAAATATTTCATAAACTTTTCTAAAGTTATCTGATCTAATTTTAGATCGGGTCTTACTATATCTGTTGAATCGACAAATCTAGGACAAAAGGGGCAAGCGGCATTACAATAATTTGTAAGCTCTAGATGCATCAAAGACACTCTATTATTTTTCCATTGATATGTCATATCCGTTTTCCTTAACAATCTTATAAAATTCGTTGAAAGTTTCTTTAAAATTTTGTTTTCTATATTCATCGTGCCACGCCGTTGTTCTTAAAAATTCGTTCCAATATTTTATATCGCAATCAGAATTGTTCATAAATTCTAATACGCTATTTACAAAATAATATCCAGAAAGAGAAGGATTCACTGATTGTAAAATCTTTTCAGTGATAATCTTTTTGATGTCAGTGGGAATATTTACAATGCACAAATGAGTTGGACCATGGACTAAGTTGAGATATAAATTTTTTGTGTAATTGTCAAAAAATTTCATAATCTCGTCAATATAGAAAACATTTAAAGTGCTCACTGTACAACAAATCGAACAATGAAATCTATCGTCTTTTTTAGAAATTTCTAAAACTTTTAAAAAGTTTTGTAAAACCGTGTTCCAATCTGCAGGATATCTAATGTATGTCAATTGATTATCGATTCCATCTATACTAAAATCAATATACACTTTTTTAAATTTGTTGAGGACTTCAAATTTTTTATCGTCCCATAAAGTTCCGTTCGTGTTGTAATGAACTGTGATATTTTTTGCAAATCCTTTATCAATGGCAAATTCCATTATTTCCCATTGTTTCTTAACTAAGAATGGTTCACCGCCATAAAAATCAATGTGATCTACATTGTGTAAATTGTTTTGAAACTCTTTCCAAAATAAACTGTCGTCATCAAATGAATGATTATGTTCTAGTATAAAAGTTTTATATTTCTCATCAGATCCTTTAAAATATCCTGCAGCTTTCCATTCGTCATTCCAAAAGCTACTGTTAAACGGACCGCAAGTTCTACATTTAATATTGCAGGTAGTACCCATACTAATATCGAATAGCCGAGGTCCGTCTTGGTCAGTTTCTAACAAATGATTATATGTTTTATTATCACGTAACCTTTTACTGATTTTTCCGGCCGCTTCTTCTTTCCAACAATATTGACAAGCTGGATTTTTAATTCCGTTTTTTAAATCATCTCTGATTTTTTTAGAATCTTCGCTATTAACTATGTCTTGAAAAGAGTCTGTTCGGACATTAAATTTTTTTCCTTGTTTCTTAAAATGACCTTTCTGCATACAACAATGACTGCAACTACCGTCATTGTTAATTCGTAGACCATATAAAGCATTTACACATTTAGTCATAATATTTTTTTAATTCAGGAAAAAAATTTAAGATACTTTGATCTCTACGATCATCTGATTTTTTAGTGTATTCTACAAATTGTTTCCATAGCATATCAGTTGAATCTTCTTGCAGATTAGATATTAATTGTTCAAACTTTTTAGGATATAAACTAAACCATTTAGAAGTTTTAATTTTTTCTATTGCTGCTTCCTTTATTTCTTTAGGCAATACTTTAGGTTGTAAGTATTCGGGACCTATCAATAATTGCGTATATACGTTAGAAATTAATACCCAATCTTTGGTCGACATTTCATCGAAAAATTCAGTAGCAAAAAAAGCGTTATAGGCCATGAATGTACAATTTACAGTTATTTCTTTATTGTTACCCATAAACTGACATATCTTGGTAAGATTATTATCGACTGTATCTGTTTTAAATCCAGATCTAATGTATTCTCCCATATAACCTAGACCGTCGATTGATACGCTAAAGGTAACCTTTTTAAATTTTTTCCACAGATCAAAAATTTCGTACTTTCCATACTTAACAACACTGCCATTGCTTTGATAATAAATTTCAGCATCGATTTGATTTTCAATGCACCATTCTAGAAATTCATAATGCTGTTGTTGAACTAATGGCTCACCGCCAGCAAAATAGATATATTTTATTGATTTTAAATACTGAAAATTAACCTGACAAAAATTTTTAATATTATCAATACTTACAAAATTGTCAGTTGGTTTAATTCTCCAGCCTAGTAAATCGGCATCCTCGTACCACTTGGTGCTGTATAAAGGACCGCACATTCTACATTTATAATTGCAGACATTGCTAAATCGTATATCAAAATACAAAACATTTATTTCTGATAGCGATCCGTCTTCTTTGGTGTTGTCAACTACATCTTTCAATCGTGGTTCAAAATATCTATAATTACTGTGTTTTCTATGAGAATGGCTTCCGTACTTTTCTAATTTATAACAATACTCGCATACTGATGACGGTATATCATTTAACATATTCTGTCTCAGTTTATTCATCGATTCCGAATTATAAATTTCTTCGAACGAACCATCAGTAACCATTGGAAAAGGTTTTTTGTCATTCGCAACACAGCAAGGTAATAATTTACCTTTTGGATTAATATATAAATGCATCCAGGGTAAGATGCAAAAATAGGGCTTATCTTGATAATTCATACAATTGCTTACAGTTATTTAAAAATTCTATGTACTCCGGGAATGTGTTGTTGAAATTTAAATTACTTCTCTTATCGTATTCTGTGAAGAATTTATAAAAATCAATTCGACCATTTTTGATTAACTCTTCTGTGATTTTTTGACCGCCTTCGTAAAAATAATCTCTTACCCTTTTTAATTTTTCATATTCGTGTTCGCTGAACTTATTAAAATTATGCACATCGGGTATGTGTTCTCTTATGAATTTTAAATCGTCGTCAATGAACTTTCCAAACTCTTTTGGTAAAATGTTTATCATCCAGTGTGGAGGTTCTTTCAGATATGGTGTGTCAAAATGTATTCTATTTTGTCCTTTATTAAATTTTTTCCTTAATTCTAATATTTTTTCTAATAGAGGACGAAAATATGCTACAGATAAAACATTATATGTAATCATAAAAGATACTTGAAAATTAGGATTAGTATTCAAATATGTTTCTAAATTCTTTTCCCAAAGTTCGACATCTAAACCCCGACGCATATATTCTGCTTGCGAACCCCAGGCGTCAATTGAAGTATATAAAAAGAACGATTTGACTTTATTTGTAGTCAGCAAATTATTCATAGTTTCACTCATTCTTTTAATCTTTTCGTTGCTGACTCCGAGATTGCTGTTCATATTAAGTTCTAAGTCTGGACAAGGATCCTTATCTATCATATCTAACAATTTCCAGGTATTAGAATTCATTAGAGGTTCTCCTCCAGTGATTCGAAATACTCTTAAATCATTTTTAAGATTTGGCCACCATTCCCAGAAAGCATTGACATACGGGTTGGGTTCGTCATCAGAATAGACTTTCATTTGATCTAGAAATTCAATTCCGTATTGATTGTAACTTATATCATAATTTCCGTGTTTTTTAATCTCGTCGATCCATAAACTGCTAGCTTGAGGACAACAGTACCCGCATTTAAAATTGCAACCGTTACCAAAACTAACTTCTAAAAACATAGGATTAACATTAGTATCCCACGGAATAGACTTAATATACTCTGTTTCTTTTTGTGCATCTAGCCATCTACTAGCACTGTGAAACATTCGATCACTGTAATGTTCTCCTGGCAAATCTTCTATGTTCCAGCAGTAATAACATTCTTCAGGCCTGCCGCCTTCAAGCATAGTTTTGCGCTGTTCTTTTTTCCATTGAGTGTTATGTAACGCACTTACATCAATTTTAATCTCTTCGAGAGGAATCTTTCTAGGTCTAGGATGATAACAACTATGATTGTCTCCCATATGAAGATATAGAGTTTCGTTCCTCCATTTCATTAAACAGAATCCCGGTCCCACTGAATTTAGTGTATCTCTGGTTTTTCTAACCCTATCCATATAACTATTAGACACTGTTAATTCCTTTGCATTCGTTATAAAATTTTTCTAATTCTGGAAATGTTTCTAAAAAATCTGTATTTCTACGTTCATCGTGTTGACTAAAGAACATATAAAAATTTTCCATTGCTAAATTTTTATTAAATCCTGTATCCGACTTTATCCAGTCAATTAATCTTTGGACTTTGCTGATTTCAAAATCACTGAATCCTTTAAATTCATTCCATCTAGTTTCCGGATTATTTTTCATAAACTCTATTGTACGTTCTAACTCTGTAACCAATTCAGGAATCAATTTAGGATTTAAAAAATCAGGATCTATAAGTTGGGGGACATCGAACCACACTAATTGACGATTAGTGTTGTATTGTTTTCTTAAACTTAAAATATTTTCAATATAATTATAAAAACCTGTATAGCTCAAAGCATTAAAAGTAATTATAAATGTAAGACTGTGCTTATCTGCATTTTGTAAATAATCGCATACATTTTTATAAAGTAGATCAAAATTCATTCCATTACGTATGTATTCGGCCTGTTTTCCCCAACTGTCTAAACTACAGAATAACATAAAATGATCAATGGCATCGGCATCAGTAATTTCTTTAAGACTACTCATAAATTTCGACCACTGGTTACCCGGAGGGCAACAGTTACTGGTAATACTTAGATGTAAATCTTTTTTAGGATTATTTTTTACGTAATCAAACATTCTAAAAGTATTTTTATCCATCAAAGGCTCGCCGCCGGTCATTCGAAATGTTTGTAGAGTAGGATAAATTTTAGGTAACCACTCCCAAAAAGCCAAAAGGTAAGGATTATCAGGACCATTATTGATGGGCATTTCATTTTCAATCCATCTTATATCGTTATGGATTCTATCAGATAATTTATAAGGGCCGTGCTTTTTAACTTCGTCAAACCATGCAGTACTTAAATGAGCACTGCAATAACTACATTTAAAATTACAGGCCTGATTAAAATTTACCTCAACATATCTAGGATTTGCATTTCCTTCTGTGCCGACGATTAATGCTTCGTCGACGAGGCCGGGTTCCCAAACATCTTTACTTCTATATGCTCGATCACTGAGTTGAGAGCCGCTGTCCTCTATTTGCCAACAAAATTCGCATTCTTTAGGTCTAGTGCCACTTAACATTAATTGTCGTTGGCCTTTTTTATATTTTGTATTATGTAATGCACTTACATCAATTTTAATCTCTTCAAGAGGAATAGCGTGACTTCTAGGATGATAACAACTGTGAGTGCGTCCTGTGGGAATATGTATACTAACATTAAACCATTTGGCTAAACAAAAACTATTACTAATTTTGTTCAATTCTTGATGTACATATTCTGCATCAAGAAGATACCTTGATTGATATTTTCCATCAATCTTCCTTAATTCATTGCCTTTAATATTTCTATTATATTCCATACTGCTGCCTGAGCCAATCAAAGTCGTTAATTTTTGCAAGCATCAAAGGATTATTTTTGTGCTCTTCACCAAACTTTTTTCCTTCTAATGCTCCCTTTATAGCATACTCACCAAACTTTTTATCTTTTCCTTCAGTACACCATGTTTCTAAACGATTTGCAGTTTCTTCTTCGAATTGTCTATCGATAGTTCGACTTGCTAATTTTACACATTCTCTAAAAGCAGATTTCCATGTATTAAACGGATCGGTATTAAAAGCAGTGATATTAGAAATAGCTTCCATAGCTTTAAATTGACTGCTAATTGATGTAGTCATATCTGGTTTCGTTACATCCATATTTTTTGTAAGATCTCGAGGCAGTAATTTTACTCCACCATATCCATAGACTAAATCATTGATAGGATTTTTACTACGCCAAACGTGAACTATGTCTTTTTCCCATCTAGAAACTCTAAAGTCAAAATTAAAATCTTCCTCTATGACTGCATCGCCGTCAACAACCCAAAACATAAAAGTTGTAGCCGATTCAGCAGCTTTGATATGTGCTTGATGGATTCCTTTTACTCCATGAATCCGTTTAACATTAGGGAATTTTTTTATTAACTTTTTATAATTCTCTTCGGCATTTGGCTCATCGTAACTTATAAACACAATATCATAGTCTGAACTTTTTGTAGCTACGATATCATATTCTTTTTTATCTACTGCATATCTTAAATTGAACTCTCTCTTAGATAAAGGTTTGTATTTGCTACACAGAATCAGTCCGTTAATATAAGAAAGAGTATTATTACAAGAGTTTTTAAAAATATGATTTTCTTTTCGATCATAGACATTGTGATGACTAAAATATAAATCTAACACACTGTCATTAATGACTTCGATTTCTGGCCATTTTAACCAAAAAATATCGTCTCGAATTGTTTGATACTCTTCGAATGTAGACGGACTATAAATTTTATATCTTCTAGGAAGACTGGCAACAATGTCTATTTCTTTTTTATTGTTGAAAAATCTATAATCAAATTCTCTTTGAGAAATATTCTCTGATTTAGGAAATAAACAGATGCCATCATGATGTTCTCCATTTTTAAAAACGTGAACATATTTGTCGTCCCATTTGGTAGCTTTATATTCTAATAAATCAACAGCATTGCCGATTTCTAAATCGTCCCATATGACCCAGAACATTTTTGTAAATGCTCGAGATCGAATGCTATCATAAGTCTCAATGTTAGACAGTCGTTGCGCAATAGGATATTTGGATTTAATTTTTTTCCAATTATCCTCAAAACCTTCGTCTCGAGAAACGTAAAAAATATCATACATTTGCAGGGACAGGCATTCTAAAATAAGTGTCATTCAGATTCATAGTTTCATTATATAAATCTAATGTATATTTGCTTTGATCGGGATCTAAATAAGGCCAATGCAAACCTAATTGCACTTTAATCTTATCTCCAAGATCCTTTGTAGCTTCTATCAATCCGTTAAAATCTGTTTCATAACGTTTTACGTTTTCGTTGTAAATATTACGTAAAATTTCAAAATCTCGAACATCTACATAATTCCAATCAGTACAATTAGTCATCCAGGTTCCTAGTCTAGATCCCATAACAGCAAACAAACCATTATCTTCATGGGCGCCAACTGTTGACCACATACGAAGCCTATGAATATTATGCCACCATATTCTCTCTTGTATTTCCTGCGGAGGAACTTTTACACCGTCTAGAAGGGTCATTTTAACTCCTTCTCGGAAACCAGCTCTCCAGGCCTGAAAAGGACTACCTGTTATGATACTATCACTAAAACTCAAAGGAAAATTTTTATATCCGTCTTCCCAACAAAAATCAACCTGTCCTCGATCACTGTCACTGTTTTCATGTGTGCGCATATTGAGAACAAAATCTTTCTTCCAAATTTTTAATCCGCCGTTACCGTAACGAAGTCCATTAATCACGTTGCGGCCGCACCAGCCGTAGACTTGTATCTTAGGATCTTTCATATCAAGATCAATATTAAAAAATCTAGTATCTACAATATTGTCTGCATCAACAGTAACGAACCATTCGGTTTCTGATTTTTCGGCTGCTGCTTTATGTGCGTGATCGCTGCCTTTAACTCCGTGAACTCTTTTAGCCCAGGGCACTTTATTGCATAAGTCTGCATAATGCAAATCTGCATTGGGTTCATCGTAGCTAAGAAAAACTACATCAAATTCAATAACTTTCATTTAATTTCCAAAGTGTAATTAGAAAATAATCGTCTGGTAAAAATACTAAATTTACTTCGCAATTTAAGTTTAAATTTCTGAGGATAGGCCGATAATTCATCTATAGAAAACTTGATCATCTCTTTTAAATTATTAGGATCATTATATCCTGTAATCAAAAATATCATTTCTTTTTCACCCGGCCACGACATTTCTTTTATAGAGGGATTTATTTTAAAAATAAGCTCTTCTTCTTTTCTATTATAAATTATTTGAACATCTGGTCTAGATATTTTCGACCATTTTTTTTCAATCACTCTATGTAGAACATTATCAATTTTACTTAAAACAAAATCTTGATTTGAGTGTTCTACAATTTTAAATGGCGGTTGACTAATATCTACTCTAACCGATGTTAGTGGTTTAATTCCGGTCAACAGATCAACAGCTAAATCAGAATCAACTGCTAGACAACTTTTTTCTTCTATATTATTATGACTAGGAAAAACTTCTGTGACTCTTCCGGAATCTCTGTCAAATCGAACATAGTATTTTATTACAGGTATATCAATTTTTAAATCAAAATAATCTTCGATTATTGTTTCTTCGACCATAAAATATCCTCTAATAAACTCACGTACTCGTTAGTGATTAAATCTTTTTCAACATAATGAATTATGTTTGTTTGTTGGAAATTACCAATTTTTAAATTTCCTTGATCGTTTAAATAAAACCCTACATGATCTGTAACTTTATCAGACGAGAACGACCAATCTTGTATTCTAGGTTTTAAATGTGTTACACAAGGAAAACTTAAATCGTAACTAATATCATCTGAAATATCTAATATTTTTGCACTCAAGGCAAACGCTTCATCAGTTCCTAAAACTTTTGGTACGTGTTTACTTAAAAATAGATTTGAAAATTCAACAGGATTCTCAATAATGAATCTTCCTAAAGAAAAGAATTCTTTTGATAATTGAGAATCTTTCTTAAAAAAAGTGTAAAAGCTGTACAAATTCGGAAGGTCGTTCTTTTCGAAAGTTTTTCTATAAAAATTGTCTGTGACAATGTCATTTCTAAAAGTATAACTCTTATTTGTTATAAAGAGTTCTGTGTTGTTATCAACAAAATAATCTATCCAATGACTGTAATCTCTCATGAACAGCATATCGGCATCTAAACATACTGTATAATCAAAAGGAGTTAATTCGTCCATCCAAGATCTTCCGTCCCAACCCTTCTTTTGATTCCATTCAATGATATTATCAAAGACCCAAGGAGAACTAAGAGTATCAACTTTTGACTTATCATCTATAACTAATGCTACTTGGTCGTATCCTTCTTTCTGAGTATTTTTAATACTCATAGCCAAGCAATAGGCCATTCTAAGATAATCTATATTTTCGTTAGAGGCGAATATTAAATAACCAAATTTCATATTAATTCCATTAGGACATCTTTATTTCTAATAATACTTTGCTTGTTCATCACATGAATATCAGTGTTTATAATTTTCGCAGCCTTGTAATTTCCGTCATCATTAGGATTCATTAAAATTATCATCTTACCATTTTTATCAATTTCTAATATAACATCTTTATCAAGGGTAGACGTTAAACAGGGAAGATTATAAATATTTTCAACTTCGTATCCACTGAGTATATGTTTAGCTATACTGAATGCAATATCATTTCTAAATTGTAATGGGTTGAATCTAAAAAGATCAGCAAAATAAACGTAATTTACTTTTATAAATTCTACTAGTTTAAAGAAAAATTCGCTTTCTTTATTTTTTTTAAACATCACTGTAGTTGCCCATAATAAGGGAATACTCGATTCCGAAATTCTCTTATCTAAATATCCCGGACGATCATCTAAAATATCATTAATATAACTTCCGATCATAACATTAGATTCAACATTCCAATACTCGTTCAATCTATCAGTGAAAATTAAAAAATCACTGTCTATTAATAAAGTATTATCATACGGCGATAATGAATAAGCATCACATCTATTGGAATTTATAAAAGGAACCGTTTGATGATAAAATCCATCGTGCAATTTTCTTTTATTTTCTGTATACGGATATTCGACTTCTATAATATTTTCAAAAACATCGCTTAACTTTTTTTCCATCCCAGAAGAGTTCAACCACGCCAATGTGCCAGTGTCTGTTACTAAGGACACTGGTACTCCGAGATTTTTCTTAGCTAACCCCCCAGATATAATTGCTAACAATCCATAATCTATAAAAGGGCTATTATGTGCAAAAACTATTACTCCTTTTTTCATAGTTCTAACAGTTTTTCTAATGACCTTGTCTTTTTTACTTTTTCGTATTCTTTATAATACTCTAAAGTAGAAGTAAAATATCTATCTAATATTTCGTTTTTAAATTCTTCTAAATCATTAATTAAAATAGGATTGTCATTCGAGTCTAATAAAGGTACATCGTTTTTCCGACCATTGTTAATAAGCATATCAACAAAAGTGATCAGCGACATATCAATTTTAAATATACCACCGGCATGGCCGTAGGTCAGGCGGGCTTCGTTTTTTTCTTTTAAAATTTTTCTTTGAATTGAAAAAGTATGCCTAAAATTGGAAAAATCTAAGGCTTTTCGAAGACGTTCATCCATTTATATCCCCTTAATTAAAGTAGCATATTATTTAGTGCTACTTAAATTAGGGATATGAGATTATGAACCAGAGATTGCAGTATTACTATATGTAGGCAATGTAATTGTCCATACTGGCTGAACTGCAGGAGGTGTTACTACAGGTAATAAATTAATTCCAGATGTGCTACCGGCATAAGTTTGGGTAACTGTTAAATTCAATGTTCCATCTACCACGTCAGCTGGTGGATTGGTTAGTGCCGGGTTTCCAGCATTTGTATCAGGATCTGTATATCCGTCGGTCCAAGTAATTGTAAAAATAATAGATGTTGCCGTAAACGTAGAAGTACCCACTGCCCCACTTCCTAATCTAGCTCGTAATCTCCACGTATTCGAAGCATAAGGAGCCGAAGATGTAATCGAATACCAAATTTGATCAGTCGTTGTGAGATTGTAAAAATTAACACCTTGGTTTCCGCTACTAATTGAACCTAGCCCCTGTGTACCTGCCGAGGTTAAAGTCGAAGACCATATGTTGTTTTGAGAAGTTGAAGCACCGCCTGTTCTGCTACTATTAAAATTGATTCGGCCGCCGCTATTGAAGAAGTAACGCATTGCATTTGCACTAGCAAAAGTAGCTGTAACGTTACAAGAAACACTAGAGCTCCAGCTAGTAGTTCTCGTAATAGGCATAACAAGATCTGTACCTACGTTATCTTTAACTGCTACTGTACTAAAGTACCCTGTTCCTAGATTAAATTTATTAGTAATAGCTGTAGAAGTTAATGTATCGTATTGTGTTATTGGATGGGTGGCTCCATATCTTACAACATCGCC